GTTGAAAGGACTAGGTTTCAAACCAAGCGTCGTGGTTAATCATCTCGTCCTCGTCCACCTCAAGAAACCTGCCTAACGAGGACAAGTCGAAGTGGAAAGAAGCCTCAATGAACCTCTGCTGATCGGGCCCAATTCCGAAGGCCTTCTCAAACGACAACCTTGCGATATCGCTTGGTTCTTCATACCTAGCCGACTGAACGCGCTCGAGGTCAACTCCCATTACCTGATAGTCACGATGCGGGTGTAGTCGCACCTTACCATCCCCCTTCGTCTGTGCCCGAAGTGTTTCGGCCCAGCGCCCAAGAATCGGCACACCCCGCGCCAGAGACAGCTCGCAGAGGGAGAGCCCATAAAGGAACTCCCTCCGAAACCCGGGTTCGCGCAGGTGAGCATGACTGGAGGTCCCTTGAGATATGACCTTCCTCCAATCTCTCACCATAGTCCACCCAGCTTGTGTCTCGACCGGAGCCGATTGACCAAACCGAACACCTTCGAGGACATCCACCGGACGTTCGAGGACCATCTCGTGGCCCGAAACTTCAAGCGCAGTGGCTGCGAAATTATCCACCACCCAAGAGCAGTCGCGACGCCTAATGAAGAGCAACGCGTTGTCACCGTCGACTAAAGTATCGTAAACTCGCGTCCGGAGTTTCGTCATGACGGCATGGACAACGGACAACATGATCAGGGTGTTACCCATCCCAGTGTTGTAGTCTCCACTAGCTCGACCACCCTTGCGAGAAAATCGCAAGCCACCACGTGTCTTCCCGAAGTTATGCAGTTGCCGGTTTAATAGGCGCTTAAGACCCCCAGACCCGGGGTAGGCTGCCATATAAACGGAATGTTCTTGCAACAACTGCCAAACGTCGCAATGGGCCTCAAAGGCCTTCCCATCCACTTCGAACACAACGCAGTCAGGGACGGAGGAAAATTTCCTTCGTATCAGGTTGGCCCTCTCACGTTGGTTCAGCCCCTTCGCCACAACCCTCGTTTTCGGCACACCGCGGACACCAACCGATCGCAGGTTACCCCACAACCAGTGCTCGAATGGCTTTAGCCAAGAAGCCAGGTCCAAGTTATACCTAGGTGATCTGGGAAAGATCATTCTAGGCTTCGCCATAGAGCTTGGATCGCGCTTCTCAGCCTTCAAGAAAGCCCCTATCCTATAATCCCGCGAGCATATGGGACCATCTGATAGCAAAGACTCTCTCGCCGCAATGTACCTCCTGCGCAGTGCACCCGTGTAAGATTGCGCAGTGGTGAGGTAGTCCCATCTTGAGCCCCCATATCGAGCAGCAGTCAGCCTAATGCGCCTAAACGCACTAAGCACAGACCGGCGGCTGCTCTCAGCAGACTCGGGCGTGGGACCGAGAGACCGTTTCAAAAGGGCAACGGCCTCGTTGTGGTAACAGCACGCGTGGACCCTCGGGACCCAGACACCTTCTATACTTGGCGTCCACGCGGTGTACATCCTTCTAGAGCAGTCAGTACAAAGCCCTGTTGCACCCGTGAAATCGAGTGTGGCGTCTGTGCGCATCGGGAGATCACTATAGGCACCCGCACAAACACCTTTCACAGCAACAGGGCAGTACTAACCGCTCTTCTCCAAATTTAATCCCCAGCTGTGATGGAGCGCCTCCACAGCAGATCGCTCTGCCGCGGAACGCACGAACCCCATCAACATGCTGCCATGAAACCCTTCAAGAAACTTCTCCCAGGGGAGCTCTGTCTTCCGACACCAATCGAGAGCTCTAAGGCGAAGTGACATCCAGGTATCACGGTCCCTAGGTCTGTACGAACCTAGGGAAGAGATGTAGGCGGCGAGTTGAGGAAAAACACAATGCGTGCTAACACGTCCATTGTTCCTAAGCTCAACATTCAAGTACACGATGGGTTGAGCCTTCTCCTCGCCAGTTTGGACAGATCCTCCACCAAGGATCCTTACCCCGTCGTCGGTCAGGGTAGCAA